CTGCGCGATGAGCTGGGGCAGGCTTGCTGAGTTGTATCTGCGAGCCAAAGCAGCAGCGAAGCAAGGCGATCTGGAACCGTTGCGGCAGTTCTATCAAAAGCGCCTCGCGCTGCCATGGCGCGACTACTTGGAGGATTTTAAATTGGAGATCACTCCCAGTGGCTATCGCCTCGGTGAAACCTGGGACGATGAAGCGGCAGTGAACCGGCAGGGCAAGTTCCTCACGCCGCCCTTCGATCCGGCGCTGGCTGCGGCACCACTTCGGTTCATGACGGTGGACTGCCAGATGGATCACTTCTTCGTGATCGTGCGTGGCTGGTCGTTGGAGGGTTCTTCGCGTTTGGTGTGGCGCGAACGCGTGCCCACCTGGGACGAAGTGCTCAGCTTGCAGGAGCGGTTCACCATTCACTCCAACCTGGTATTCGTCGATGCCGGCCACGCCACCTATGACGTGTATCGCGAATGCGCCAAGCACGGCTGGGTGGCTCTCATGGGCGACCGCCGTGCCACCTACGTTCACCGCACCAAGGAAGGCCGGAGCGTGCATCGGTTCTACTCGCCGCGTCGCAAGGTTGTGCTGGGGCGTGGCCAGACCTGCTCGGTGTTCTACTGGTCGAACCTCAACATTAAGGACATGCTCGCGCGGTTGCGCCGCAATCAAGACCCGGAGCGTGGCCCTACCTGGGAAATCGCCGAGGACGCCGGAGACGACTATCTCACGCAGATGGAGAGCGAGCAGCGTGTCCGCAAAGGCGGCAAGTGGCTTTGGGAACGCATCGGCAAGCGCCCCAATCATTACTGGGATTGTGAAGCCATGCAGGTGGCGGCTGCGGTGATGCTCAAACTGGTGGGACAGGAGTCGGTGAAGGCGGATGCCGAGATCAAAGAGGACGACGAACCCAACGCAGATTGACACGGCTCCACGGGGCATGAACCCCACTCAAACTCTTCAGGGCAAGCTCACTTATGCGGGCATCGTCATTTCTGCGGTCGGTGCTCTTGGCCGTCTCTTCGGCCTACATCTCCCCACGGACGAAGCTCAGGGCATGGTGGCGATTGCTGCCGCGAACTGGGACACCATTGCCGAGTTTGGTGGTCTCGCCACCGCCGCCTATGGTCGTCTGCGCATCAACTGGAGGAAGAAATGACCTCCGACGCTCTTGCAACGGCTGTCATGCGACAGGCGGGCCGGTTCATTGGCCTGCGTGAAGTAAAACCCAATGCCGAATGGGACAACCCAAGCACAGCTGGGCCTGATCGCGCTCTGGTCGATGAACTGCGCTCGCTCATGCGCTCCTCGCCATGGGAACCTGGCTGGGCGTATTGCGCCGCGTTCTGTGAAGGCATGGTGCTTGCCGCGCTGCGTTCTCTCTCTGCCACACCGGAGCAGATCAAACGCTGGCAGTCGGCCATGACGCCTCACTGCGTCACCAGTGCAGCCAACTTCGGCAAGCTGGGTCTGCTTTCTCCGACTGCGGCTCCTGGTGCCATCTGGCTGGCACGCCATGGCGCTACCTCCAACGGCCATGCTGGCATCGTGACAGCCGTGCGCGGCGTCAGCATGTCCACCATCGAGGGCAACACATCTCTCGATCCAAGCTCCGATGCCAAAGAACGCGAGGGCGACTGGATCACGGCACGCATCCGTTCGCTGAAGGGAAGTGGCAGCCTTGTCACCCTTGGGTTCATCACACCAGCCTCCATCCTCAAGCTCATCAACCCATGACCCAGCCACGTTATGATTCCACCATCAGCCTCGGGCATGTCGTGCAGATCCTGTCACTGGTCATCGCCGGTGCAACGGCCTGGGGTGTTCACACCAGCACGCTTCGCCACCTCGAACTGTTGCGCAACGAGGACCGCCAACGACTCGACTCTCATGATGTGAAGATTCAGCTCCTTGAACGAAGCACAGATGTGGTGAAGACGGACGTGAACTACATCCGGCTCACCGTGGATGAGATCAAACGTGACCTGAAGGAACCTGCGTCTCGTTGAGCAGTTCAGGCTGCAATCTTATGCTTTGGAGGTGTTTTCCTTTTGATAGCTGCCCTCGCAAGGTCGTAGCTCGTCTGCAAATTGATCCAAAAACGGGCGCTGGTTCCGAGTGCCTCGCCAAGAAGAATGGCGGTTTCCGCCGTGATTGCACGCTGGCCTCGAATGATCTCGTTAATACGCATGCGCCCAACCCGCATCTTGGCGGCAAGACTGGCTTGAGACAGGCCAAGAGGCGTCATAAATTCTTCCAAGAGGATCACTCCGGGCAAAACGGACGCGGGACCAAGAGGGATGGTGTGTTTCGTTTTCATAAGGTTTTTCAGTGATAATCGGTGATTTCGACATCAAACGCTGTGCCATCCTGCCATCTGAAGCAAAGTCTCCACTGAGCGTTGATTCGTATGCTGTACTGACCTGTCCGATCTCCTTTCAGTGCCTCCAGCCGGTTGCCGGGTGGAACGCGCAAGTCGTCGATGACATCCGCAGCATCGAGCATCGCCAGCTTTCGCAAAGCGACCGACGCAATCATCGCGAAGCGCTTGTTGCGTCCGGTCAACCAAAGTTGGGCGGTGTCTTTGCAGAGGAAGGAATCAATCACGTCTTGGCTGACTTGTATCGCCAAGCGATACAATGTCAATCGAATTGACAGCTCATGCCCGAGCATGGCGCAAGGTTTGTTCACCGTCGGCTTCACGGTCGCAGAAGTTCTCAACATCCAGGCGAAAGCCAAGCAGATGCTTTTGGAGGGCAAGACCCTCATGAGCTGGGGCGACAGCGGCTCCAATGCTTCCAAGCAGTTCCCGATGACCGTGAAGGAGACGCTCGATGAATGCGTCCATGCACTGCGCGTTCTGGCTCCAAACACCTATGAACGTCGCCGCCGGATCACCACTTCCCACATCCGCCGTATCGCCCCATGAATCCACTTCTCCAATGGGTGAACGACTGGTTCAAGCCCAAGGCCATCAGCTCGATCTACGAATCCGCCAATCCATCGCCGCGCCGAGGTCAGGTGCCTGGTGCTTCACCGCGTGATGCGCGGCAGGATCTCACGCCTCACGTTCATCGTGAGTTGGTGAAGCGCTCGCGTTACCTGGCCAAGAACTCCGGCTTCGTGCGTGAGATGGTCAGCAACATGGCGATCTATTCCACGGGAGATGGTATTCGCCCGCAGGCACAGTCAGATGACCCGGAATGGAACCGCAAAGCGGAAGCCTATTTTCGTGGTTGGTCAGCCCGATGCGAAGTCACTGGCAGGTTCAGCTTTGAGGAAGTGCAGTCGCTGGTGTGTCGCGGCATGGATGTGGACGGTGAATACTTCATTCACCTCACCCGCAGCCGACTTGGACTGGCCGCGCTCCAGTTGATCGAGTCCCACCGCATCGGTGATGGCAACACGTCCGCCAAAAGCTACCACGGCATCACCCTGGATGCCTGGGGAGCGCCGGTTTCGTATCGAGTGATCGAGGACAAAGGTGCGCGTGAGCTGCCTGCCCAAAGCGTGCTGCATGTGTTTGAGCCGGAGAACGCCACGAGCGTTCGCAACGCCCCGACGATCCAGCATTCCATCAATCACATCATCGACGAGATGGAGCTGATCGCTTTGGAAAAGCACGCCGTGAAGGACAACTGCGACGTGACCCGCGTGCTGAAGACGGAGACAGGTGATCTGAAGGATGATTCAGATTTTGCCATCGAAGGTGATCAGGCTACCGCTAGCGAAGCCAGCAGCCCGTCGTCACTTCAGCAGATCACTGGCGGCAAGCTCGTCGCCCTCAAGCCCAACGAATCGCTCGACTCCTTCGAGCCGAAACGGCCCAGCCCAACATTCACCGGGTTCCTGGAGCATCTGCGTCGTGACTCCGCGCTTGGCGTGCTGCCTTATGAATTCGCGGCAGACTCCTCCAAGGTGGGTGGAGCGGGTGTTCGATTGGTCGTGGCCAAAGCAGATCGACGGTTCTCCTACCGCCAGATGATCCTCATCCAACGACTGATCAAACCCGTGTGGTTCTATGTGATCGGCGATGCGATTGCTCGTGGCGAACTGCCGCCCGTCCAGGGATGGTGGAAAATTAGCTGCGTGTGTCCGCGCAAGCTCAGTGTCGATGCAGGGCGTGAAGCGCAGCAAAACCGTTCCGACGTGGAGATGGGGCTCAAGACCATCAGCGATCACTACGAGGAACTGGGCGCGGACTTCGGTGAGGAACTGGAACGGCGTGCGCGTGACGCGAAGATGATCCTCGAAACCGCCACCAAATACGGCGTGCCTCTCGACATGCTCTGGAAGCCAAGCGGCGGCTCAGTCGTGCCCACACCGCAGCCTGCTGTCGTTGACACTCCAAGCGGGGCGTGACCGCACTCGATTCGCTCCTCTCCCGCCAGCCCTGGCTCATCACTTCCGAGGCCATGCACAGCATGGCGGCTCAAGCTGTGGCGTTCTTCGATGCACGTCTGACGCTGCCAGAGCCTTCCTCGAACCCGCTGCTGTCCGTGGAGGACGGTATTGGCATCATTCGCATCCACGGCCCGCTGATGCGCGACCCGGATCTGATTTCCTCGCTGCTCTTTGGTGCGACCGACATGAACCAGGTGGCAGAGGCCATTCAAGAGGCGGTCGCTCAGGATGCAGTAAAATCCATCCTCCTGGACATCGACTCACCGGGCGGAACGGTCAATGGAACGCCCGAGCTGGCCCAGGCCGTCGCGGATGCCGCCAAGCTCAAATCCATCCACGCCTTCAGTGCAGGCCAGATCTGCAGTGCTGCCTACTGGATCGCGTCCCAGTGTGATGCCGTCTATGCCACGCCCAGTGCGCGTGTCGGCTCCATTGGTGTGATGCTGCCATTCATCGACAGCGCCGAAAAGTTCCGCAGCCAAGGCTTGAAGGTAGAGGTGTTTGCCGCAGGCAAATTCAAGGGCATGGGCACGCCCGGCGTGTCGCTGAGTGAAGATCAGCGTGCGTTGATCCAGTCCGACATTGAAGAAGTCGCCGCTGACTTCAAAAGCGCTGTGCTCGCGCGTGGTCGCAAGATCCCGGACGAGGCGATGGAAGGGCAGAGTTTTAGCGCCCGCAAGGCTCAGCGCTTCAACCTGGCCGGCACAGTCAAGAGTCGCGACGAGGTGATCGCCCGTCTGCGCTCCCTCACAGCCGCCCGAGTTGACACGCCTTCCCGGACATCCACCCCGATGAAAACCGCCGAAGAACAACTCACTGATGCGCTTGCTCGCATTCAAACCTTGGAAGCCGATGCCAAAGCTCGCGAGAGCTTGATGGCCGACGCCTCCGCCCAAGTCGAAACCTTCAAAGCCAG